TTTCTACGGTCATCACACCCACAGTCAGGATATATCTTTTTGTAAACATATCGTATGCCTGTGTACTTGGTTATGTAATATACTATATCTCCTTATCCCATAATGTGTTTTGTTTAGTGTGTTCTTTAATTCGTTTTTTTGCTATGTTAAAATAGTTATCGTCCATTTCAATACCTATAAAATTTCTATCAGTATTTAAACAAGCTACCCCTGTGCTGCCACTTCCCATTGTAAAATCCAATACTGTTTCATTCTCGTTGGTATAGGTTTTTATCAGGTACTCCAGTAATGCGACTGGTTTTTGTGTTGGGTGTAAACTATTGCCGTTTGCTGTATGGGGTCTTTTAAAAAATTTAACGCTTGTAGGGTATGTACCCTTATTATAATCAATGGTGTAATCAGTTCTTTTTATCTTAAATATATTGCCAGTATTATTTTGTTTTTGTTTTGTTACATTCAGCTTTTCATTATTTTTAAATCTTTTTTTGGTGCTTTCAGAATATTCTTCCATTTGTGGGTTATATGTCGGTTGGCTATTATAAAAAACAGAAATTATTTCGTGTCTTTTTAAAGGCATTTTTTTAGATAAAGCAAAAGCACCACCCATATTTTTATGCCATATCCAATCATATTTATAATTTTTTATATTACTCATTCTTAAAGCACTACTAAAAGGTTCGCTTCCAAACAAAACAATAGCACCGTTAGGCTTTATAATTCTATTAAGTTGTTCCCACATCAAATCAAAATCAATAACACTATCCCATTTACAGGCTGTTGTACCATAAGGGGGGTCTGTGATAATAGCATCAATACTTTTATCTTGTATTGTTTTCATTATGTCTAAACATTCCCCCTTATAAAGTTTCATAGCTTATCTTTTATTTTGCGTTTAACTTTCTGATAGGTATTGTAAAGGCTTCTATACTCTATGTTGGTTTCCCTAGATAGTGCAGATATATTGTTAGTGTCCTGTACAAGTTCAAATACCTTTTTATCGTACCAATGCATCTCATTTAGTGCTTGATTTACTTTGTCAAAGGCTTCTTCAAATATCTTTTCATCTTCTAACTCTACCTTTGTCTTTTCTTCTATTAAGTATTTTATGTAATCGTCTGTTAGGTCTACAACTTGTGTACGCTGCTCCTTACGGCATAAATCTAAAAACATACTACGAAGCACCTTATAAATATAATAATCGTTTATATCGTCTTTATACGAAATATCTATACCGTTTTGTATAAGCACTAGGAGTTTAAGATACATCTCTTGTACTAAATCCTCTGATGTGTCAGGATTGCACCCCCAACTACGGCAATAACTTATCCATTTATTATGTTTGCTTGTTAGTATCTTGGTTATCAAAATAGTCGTGTTTGGTTTTTGTGGTTGTCTATTCGTTTTATTGCTGCATCGTAATACTCTTTGTCAAGTTCACAAGCTGTAAGGTCGAAGCCTAGATTATGACAGGCTATTGCTATACTGCCTGAACCTAAATGAGTATCTAAAATCTTATCCCCCTCTTTAGCATAATTCATAAGTAACCATTCGTAAAGTTTAACAGGTTTTTGTGTTGGGTGTATTCTTATTTCTTTGTTTTTCATATTTTCCTGTAGCATTCCATTCCAAGTAAACTTAAAACGCCTTACAGCTTTTTTGTGGTTTGTATATGCTAGTTCACAGTCTGCAAAGTCATTTTTACCGTTATTTTTATCCCATACTACCCAGCTGCTGCTATTAGCATTAGGTATATTTTCTATAAAATGATTAGCGCCCCATACTATTGTATTTTTACATACTCTTTGTAATTCATTAAAATAATCTTTGCTAGGTATTTTTCTGTCCCAGTCTTTTGGTGTATATTTTTTACTTTTTGCTTTTACGCTTCTACTGTGGTTTTTTTTACCGTCTTCGCCTAGTCCGTAGGGTGGGTCTACTATTGCTAGGTCAAAGTAGTTATCTTCATACCTAGCCATTAGTTCCATATTATCCTCACAAGTAATCATAGCAGTTCTGTTTGCTCACGTTTAGGATATTGTATAGGGTTCTTACCCTCTACGTTAAAGCCTACGTTATTTAATACGCTTTCTAGTCTAATAGGGTCTTCCATTGGTGTAGGTCGCCCACCTGTGTCTACATCTTTAATCTTCTTAATATGTAAGTGTGAATACATCCAATCAGCAGGATGGTATATGTATCTGTGTATCACTAAAAAGTTATCACACCTATTTACAAACTTACCCCCACCTTCTACTGATGCTGCACTAGGTGGAATAGGGTGTCCTTCGTAAAAGTGTCCTTTATGGTGTCTTTCTCTTAAACTTTGTGTAGCAGCGTGTGTACACACCCAAGTACTTATGTTATTCTCTTTGCAGAATATTCGTATCTCGCTTGTTGCTTGGTAATCGTACTCGTGTCCTGATATACCCTTTAGTACATCTTTGTCTTTGTTTAGTGAATTGTAAGGGTCTAATAAAAACCCCTGATAATCCCAAGCCTTTTTTACGTGCTGTGCTAAATCAAGTAATGATTTGTAAGTGTATAGCTTTGAACCATCAATAAATTTAAAGTGTTCGTTAATCCACTTTACTTGCTCCTTGTAGTGTGTTTCCTCTATTTTGTTTATTGGTTTGCCCTCTCTAAATTCTACTATTTTTCTTATAATAGAATAAGGCTCATTCTCACTACTAAACACAAGCCATTTAATGCCGTGCTTCATAGCGTATAGTGTCATTAGGTACAGGACTAGAGATGTTTTCCCTACGTTTGCGTGTCCTAGTATGATATTAAAATCCCCATACTTAAACCTAAAGTGTTCATCAAGTCTTGGAATACCAAGCCTTAACCCTGTTTTTAAGGTTCCTGCTCGGTATTCGTCTAACTTCTTTATGTGATTGTCTAGCTGTATAAGCATTAGAAAGGCAAGTCTGCTTCTCGGTCAGGAGAATGTTGTGCTGTTGTAACTTCCTTTGACTTCTGTACTTCATAAGTGTTAAGCATTGAGTACAATCCTTTCTCACTTTTAGCTATCGTAATTGGAATAGAACCACGCTCATTGACGTTTGCTCTATTTTGGTTTATCCAATTTATCATCTCGTCTGCATTTATTTTAATGTCGCAAACTATCCATTCCTGTTTGTTGTCGAATATTCTCAATCCGTCTACCCAAGTTTTAGTCATAATATTTATTTTTATCCGTTAAACACGTAATTTTCAAATGTACGTGCTAAATTTATTATTTCAGTTGTATTTATTTCTTTCCCTGCATACAAGTCAGTTGCTCTATTCAAACTGCTTTGTCTTATAATGTATTTCTGTACATCATCTTTAGGATTAGAATAGTTGTTTTTAGGAGCAGGTGCTACGCTGCTTTTCTTGCCAAGTATTTTAGCCTTGTTTTTATTTTGGTCTAAATCATACTCGACTTCATCCCCCTCACTAAATGTCAATTCTTTAGGAGAATAAACATTAGGGTTATGTCCATTAGCGAATGTTACTGTGTATTTATTCATAGTAACTCCGTCAGGTAGTCTAAAACTTTCGCCTTTTACTACTGTATTTACTTTACTCGTATATATCATTTGTCATTATTTGTTGTGTAAGTATCTCTATTTTTGCTTCAAGCATTTCTACTTTTTTTCGTAATGCTTCGGCTTCTGCTTCTCTTAGCCGTAATAAATCCTCGTTATATGTCATATGCCAAAGCTACAAAAAATATTTTAAAAAAAAAGGGCTAGTAATAAAACCAACCCCTTTTCGAACAAACATATAGAGAAACTAACCTACAAGTGCAGGTTATACTTTAAACTTTTCAATCAACTCATTTAGGTCATCATTTGACAATTTAACTAAATTTCTAGCTTTTTGTTGTAACTTTTCTGCTGTACCATCTCCGTACTCTTTGTCTAAATTAAGCCCAAAGGTGTACTGTTCTCCCTGACCAAATAAGTTGCATTTAGGACATTGTACTTGTACATTAACCGTATCCCATCTAGTTGCATAATGTTTACGGCTCATAAAGTGTCCTGCGTGTAATCTACTTACATCATCTACTTTGCCACAAGTAAAACATTCAGCTTTGCCATTGTTTGCAAATCTATTGCGGATGTATAGGCTAAACACACTATCTAGCTTTTTAACTATTTTGCTTCTAGTCATTTATCCATAGCTTGTAATAAAGACTTACCAATAGGCTCATTGATACCCTGTATTGCTTTATATATTTTTTTTGACATACGCTTTACTTCTTGCTTCTCGGTCTTTGTACTATCACTACCTAGATTTGTATATAGGTTGCAATCTAATTCTAGTAGCTTGTCTATCTTCTGATTGTCTGTTATTTGTTCTGCTAATATGTTATCTATCATATGCCAAAGATAAGCCTACTTCTAAACATCTAAAAATATAGTTTTGAACACATATATACTAACTGATATATAGTAGTTTTTATTTATAGTTATATGCTATATATAGTAGATGTTATATAGTAGTTATATGTTATATACTTGTTATACTATATATCAATATTATATATAACTATATATATATATATATAACTATATATTATTTAGTAATTTTTTTGTATTTTTCAAAGCCTCTGCTGCCAAAATATGCAACATAAACAGTAACTAAAAGTGTTTTAAGAAGTTCCACCCATTCACTTCCTACTTTAAAAGGGCTATCGCTACTATCTAAAATAACAAACAAAGTAGTCATAAATGTTAAGTAAAGTAATGTTAGTGGTCTTGTGTTTTTGGATAACCAACTGTCAGAAGTCATATCACTATCCCATCTTTCAGTAACCTGCTCCATTTCTAGTATATCCATTTTAAGCAGTTCTAATGCCTTTTCTTTTTCAAATGGGGATAAACTATTGTCAGTATGTATTAAGTTCTTTAAAACACCTAAAAAGCCCTTGTCAGGCAATGTATTGGCTAAATTCTTAAATAAACCTTTCTCGCCTATTAGAAACTTACCTACTTTTGTATCTTTAAATGGTTTGCTCATAAGTTCTAAATTGTAACTGTATTAAAAACAAATATATGTTTAGTTCATTAAATGGGTAGTCTTCATTTTTAGGATAGTAAGATATACCACCTATAAACGAAGTAGGGAATAAAGATATAATTGCTATGCTCAATATATCCATATTACACCTTGTGTCTTGTCTTGGTCTATATCAGCGTGTATAAAAGTATTACCTACTCCTATCCTACTAAAACCTACATCTAAAAGGCAGTTAATTAAATCAAATCTATCTTGGCTTTTGTTACAAGCTATGTCTACTGCAAGTCCTTTAAGGTGTGATGAATTTTCTTTACCACCTACCGCTTCATTGTGTGCAGGTGTTCTAAATCCACTTGTAATGTGTATGGGTTTGTCGAACTTATCTCTAACTTCATCTAGCATTTCTAGTAAAGTCTTATCCATTAGCTGACCACTACCTTGTACATCAGGGCTATCAAACTCACTATAATTAAAGTATCTTAACATAAGCCACAATGTATACAGATATCACACATTATTTCTTCTTTTTTAACTCGTACCACTTTTGTGCTGTATAGCCAATAGTAACTAACAATAAAAGTATTTTAAGGCTATCTTCTAATATATCCATTGTACTAACTGTAATAGCTGATAGGTTTATTATATAAAGTTTGAACGAGTTTAAATCCATTTTAGTAAGGTAATCCGTCTATATGTTCTAACTCTTTATTCCTGTTAGTTATATAGCTAGTGTGTTTGTCATCTATTTTATTTTCTAATACTTCTTTTTCATCTTCCATAACATCAAAGCACCACTCTAATAAAACATCTTCTGTTAAATCTTCAAAGGGAATAAAGTCATCATCAATACCATTGTACTCATTGGCAATAATATATCTGATTTTTTCAATATGATTTGAAGCTGTTTGAGCATATACACAAGTAACATTAGTGACAAAACCATCTTCTTGCCTTCTTGTTACATTCGTTATTTGCCAACCGTCTTTCATATTATGGTCTTGTAGGTCTATCTCCGTTAGGAAAGTCAGCCTGTTGTGGATAATCTCTTAATTCCTCTCTATATACTAAATAAGAAGCGTGTTGTGGATGGTCTGTTACAGATACTATCCAATCAGTACCCTTCAACTCTGCATCTCTCCATTGACGTTCTTCATTTTCAATATCCTCTTGCGTAGGTTCTTGTTCCTCCTCGATTATATTATAATAACGCTTTTCTAAAATTGTACCGCTATCATATGTATATCGTAATAAATCGCCATTTTGCGGCTCTTGGTTCGGATTTGTTATATTTTCTATATTCATAATTATAATGCTTGTGTGTCTAAATAATATGATGCTCCTGCGTACGAACGATAATCTGTTGTGCTATCTGGTTGTTCTGTTGTTACTTTTACAACTAAACTTGTTTCAAATCTTAATTTAGGCAAATTATAAAGTTTAAAATCATTTGCGCTAAAAATACGCCTGTTTGAAAATTGCCATTGGTCATCTAGACTTTCCCCGTATAAAGGTGGAAGGCTACTATTGCTATTGGTAGGTTGCCCACCTACACCAAACACAGAACCTGCTAAATTACTTGAACGAATGGTAGTGAAGTACGTAAAATTATTTGCATCGTATTCTCTATTATCCCAAAATCCATTCCCAAAATATCCCCAAAACAATCGTTGGTTATAACTCCCGTATGAAGGTATAGCGTCATATTCGTATGTATAAGTAGTACCATCAACTATAATTACAATTTTTTGGTTACTGCTTGATACCCCTTGTCCTGACGCTTTTCCAACTGCTGTTGATACATTACACAAATAACCTGAACCATCTGTTATGTTTAACAAAGTTTCCTCTACGTTTGCTGATACTGATGCTGATGCTCTATATTGCATTGAACCACCGCCGATTAA